AAATACGATTCGGAATATATATGCAGGATAATTTATCCCAATACGGTCAAACGTTTCAAACAAAAGTAATTATTTCACTATTGAAAGATAGAGAATTCTTACAACAAGTGTCAGACCTTATAGATCCAACTTATTTTGAATCACAGGCAAACTCTTGGTTAGTTGAGAAGATTATTTCTTATTATGAGAAATATAAAAGCCCACCAACATCAGATGTATTCAAATCTGAATTACTAGTGGTAGAAGATAAAATATTGAAAACAACGGTAGTTGATGCACTTAAACAAGTAAAAAAGTACACAGACAATTCAGATGATGAATATGTTAAAAATACTGTACTTGAATTTTGTAAAAATCAAAAGATGAAAATAGCGATATTAGAATCAGTTGATTTGTTAAGAAGTGGTAAGTATGATTTGATTAAAAAGAAAATTGATAATGCACTTAAAGCAGGAGCGGACAAAGATATTGGACATGAATATAAAATTGATGTAATATCTCGCTATGCAGAAGGTGCGAGAGTGTGTGTTCCAACTGGTTGGAATATTATAAATGACATTATGTCAGGTGGGTTAGCAGAAGGAGAACTTGGTGTACTAGTTGCACCAGCAGGTGGTGGTAAGTCATGGGGCTTAGTAAGTGTTGCTGCAAATGCAGTTAAAGCAGGTAAACGTGTTATTTATTATACACTTGAATTGAATCAACATTATGTTGCAAGAAGATTCGATGCTTACTTCACAAAGATTGCTTTTCAAAACTTAGCCGAAGAACACGCACAAGAAAAAATTAAATCAGCAATGGAGAACTTAAAAGGTGAATTGATTGTTAAATATTATCCAACAAAAACTCCATCGATTAACACACTCACTTCTCATATAGAGAAATGTATTAGTCAAGGCAAACCACCCGATTTGATTATTGTTGATTACGCAGACTTGATTAAACCCGCAAAAGCAGGTGATAAGAGATTAGAGTTAAACGATATTTACGAAGACCTTAGAGGAATTGCAGGTTTATATCAACTTCCAATTTGGACTGCTTCACAAGCAAATCGTTCTTCATTGGAAGACGATGTTATCGAAGGTGGTAAGGTTTCAGAATCATATAATAAAATGATGATTGCTGACTTTGTAATGTCACTATCAAGAAAGTTAGATGATAAAGTTGGTGGTACAGGTAGATGGCATATTATTAAAAATAGGTTTGGTCCAGATGGTATGACATTTCCAAGTAAGGTAAACACAATGACTGGCCATATAGAAATATACGAACCTAACTCCGATATGGGTAAAACTGTAACGGTTACTATGAAAGGGGAAAAGAATGTAAAGAAAGCACTTTCACAAAAATTCAAAGAATTAGAAGGATTCTAATACTTATACAATGCTATCGTTTTATCATGTTTCGTTGTTACGAATAATACATGATTATTCACAAACGAGAGTACAGAATGAAAACAATGGTAAGTCACGTAAACGGTAAGTATGACTTAGAAAGTGGCGCGACTTTATGTGAATTGTTTTGTTTTCCTGATGGTGAATCTAATAAAGAATTGTTTGAAAGTGGTTGGTTGCCAACCCGTGATGGAAAATGGTATCAGTCAAGATCATCTAGAGTAAAAATTGCTCCTATTTCTGGTAACAGAAGGCGTAGGTTGAACAAAATAAAAGTATCAACTGACGGTGATTACAAACAGATATTGGAAAATTGTAAGCATTTATATCCTGCCGTAGTCTTAGATGAGGTAGCGTATACTGTTTTACTTCCACATGAAATCTATTACTTCGACGATTCTGTTTTTGCGATATTGCAATGGTTTGATGATATACCATATGTATCTACTTCATTTGGGGGTAGATTGAATAAAAGTGGTATAACACCAATGGTTCACTACTTCTTTTTAAATAAGTTAAGAGAGCACTCTTATCCGTATGTGTATATTTCAGAGTGGTATGATGAGTTTGCTTATAAAGCAGAATTACCTAATTTTGAGTGGTGGGACGGTGAAAAATGGGTTATGAAATAATTTTATTAAAACCCAATTTTTTTAATCAAAACCATATACTTATTCGTATGTGGTTTTGATTTTTATAATAAAAATGACGTTTTCAATAAAAAAAATGATGGAGAAATAAATGAATATTAGCAATAGAATTCTTTCTGAGATAACAGTATATATGAAATATGCTCGTTACTTACCAGAAGTAAATAGAAGAGAAACTTGGACGGAGTTAGTAACAAGAAACAAAGAAATGCACCAACGTAAATACCCTAAACTAGTAGATGAAATTGAAAATGTCTATAAGTTTGTTTATGATAAAAAAGTACTTCCATCGATGCGTTCACTTCAATTTGGTGGTAAGCCAATTGAAATTTCACCAAATAGAATTTACAACTGTGCGTATTTACCAATTGATGATTGGCGCGCATTTGCTGAAGTAATGTTTCTTTTACTTGGCGGTACAGGTGTAGGTTATTCAGTTCAAAAGCACCATGTAGAACAACTTCCTCCTATTCATAAACCAAAATCTAAAGAACGTCGTTATCTTATTGGTGATTCAATTGAAGGTTGGGCTGATGCGGTTAAGGCACTACTAAAGTCTTATTTCACAGGTGGTTCTTCTATTCGATTTGATTATTCAGATATTCGTCAGAAAGGTGCTCGTTTAATTACAAGTGGTGGTAAAGCACCTGGTCCTGAACCACTTAAAATTTGTATTGAAAAAATTCGTGCTATTCTTGATTTGAAAGGCGATGGTGAACAACTTTCACCGATTGAAGTACATGATATTGTTTGCCATATTGCAGATGCAGTTCTTGCAGGTGGTATTCGTCGTGCTGCTCTCATTTCTCTTTTCTCCGCAGATGATGACGATATGATTTCATGTAAGTTTGGAAACTGGTGGGAATTAGATCCGCAACGTGGTAGAGCAAATAATTCTGCCGTTCTTCTTCGTAGTAAAGTATCTGAAGAATTCTTCAAATCACTTTGGAAGAAAATAGAATTATCTAACGCAGGTGAACCTGGTATTTATCTTTCTAACGATAAAGATTGGGGAACAAATCCATGTTGTGAAATTGCACTTCGTCCTTTCCAATTTTGTAACCTCTGTGAAGTAAATGTATCAGATGTTGCTGACCAAGAAGATTTAGAAGCAAGAGTACGTGCTGCTACATTCATTGGTACACTTCAAGCTGGTTATACAGACTTCCATTATCTTCGCCCTATTTGGCAAAGAACAACTGAGAAAGATGCTCTACTCGGTGTTGGTATGACAGGTATTGGTTCTGGTAAAGTAACGAAACTGGATTTAAAAGCAGCAGCTAAAGTATCAAGAGAAGAAAATGAAAGAGTTGCTTCCATACTTGATATTAATAAATCTGCTCGTACAACAACAATTAAACCAGCAGGTACATCATCTTTAACTCTTGGGTGTTCATCTGGTATTCATGCATGGCATAATGAATTTTATTTACGTAGAGTTCGTGTTGGAAAGAATGAAGCAATTTATTCTTATCTTGCAATCAATCATCCAGAGCTGGTTGAAGATGAATACTTCAGACCACATGATACTGCGGTAATTGGTGTTCCACAAAAAGCACCAGAGGGATCGATTCTTCGTAGTGAATCACCATTACAATTATTAGAAAGAGTAAAATTGTTTAATCAACAATGGATAAAACCAGGACATAGAACTGGTATGAACACTCATAATATTTCTGCAACAGTTTCTATTCGTGAACATGAATGGGATGCGGTAGGTAATTGGATGTGGGAAAACAAAGAACATTTCAACGGACTTTCTGTTCTTAACTATGATGGTGGCTCGTATATTCAAGCACCATTTGAAGACATTTCAGAAGAAAAGTATAATCAGTTACTAGAAACACTACACGATGTTGATTTATCAAAAATTATAGAAATGGATGACAATACTGATTTGTCTGGTGAATTAGCGTGTGCAGGTGGTGCGTGTGAGATAAAATAATTTTATATAGTTATTGTATATGTAAACATCACAGTAATTAATTTGGAGAATATAGTGAGAGATTTAGTTAATGAAGGCAGAGAACTGCAAAACAGAGTAACAAGTAAATTTTCAAAGATGGTAAAAGAAGCCGCTCAAGAAGAAGTTTCTTCACCAATAAGAAATCTTGTGAATAAAATGGAAAAATTTACAGATAATAATCAACATACCGATACATTGAGTGAATTGGCAAAACATTTAAAATCAAAAAAACATCAACTTTTGTTGCAAGCAATTGATGATATTCATGAAGTAGAAGGTTCTCTACCAAGTGAAATTAGTAAATATAGAGATCGTATATATGATGAATTGACAGCACTCGCTAAAAAAAGTATGAATGCTAAAGAGTATTCTGCTATTATGGGTTCGATGTAAATTAAATAGTTAAAGGTGTTATAGTTCTTTGGAATAATGAAGGAGTATAGTTATGGATATTACATCATTTTTTATGGGTATATGTGCAGTTACAGTTTTAACGGCAGTTGCAGTTGTAGTTGTGGGTATGTTCAGAATAAACAAAACAAACAAAGAACTAAATAATTTAGTTAGAAACCAAGATACGATGGATAGAATTATTGTTGATAATGAAAGAGAAATCAGAAGAACACTAGATTCCAGAATTGACAGTTTCGGTTCAAAGATTGAAAAAGAAATAAAATTCTTACATGAAAGAATTGATGGATTGGATAAAGTAAAATAAATAATAATTTTTAAAATGAATCCATAGAACTATAACACACATTTTTTATAAGTTAGGAGACTTGTTATGACTAAACAAGAATTATTTGAACAGATTTCAAATTTGTTCAATGAGTTTGTGGTAGCTCACAATTCAACAAAAAAGAAAGACGCTGCAATTGCTCGTAAAGCAGCAGGTGGAATTAAGAAATTAATTACACCGTATAACCAGGCTTCTGTGACGGAAGCTAAGGTAGCAAAGCAATAGAAATTAGGGTGATGGAAACATCACCCTTTTTTATTTATCCCATATTTATAGATACAATCGTATTTATCACATTAAGGCAACTCTAAATGGGATGGTGGAATGTCAGAAAAAAAACAAAAAGAATACAGAAATGTATTGGCAAAAATATGTTTAGTGCTTGGGACATTCTTCAATCCTCTTGGATTCGATGCGGCTTTTGCTTTAGTGATGAAATTTACGGGGAGCTACATACTTACCGATATTATATTTTATTCGGTAGCTCTATTATTTTTTGGACTTTATTTTATCTTATCTCGTAGGAGTTAAAAAATGAACATATCATCAAGAACACAACTGTTAGCAGAAGCAGGTGATGTATTAAAACAGATTCGTGAAGAAGTTGAAGGCCTCGATAAAAAAGTAGAAACTTCTGTTAAAAAAATAATTAAGTTCTGTGAAGAAGATAAAGACATGGTATCAGGACTTCTTGAACTTGCAAAATTAGTTGGTGATAAAAAATACCAAAAAGTATTAGAAGCGGTAAAAGAAATCGTAAAAGCAGAAGAAGGCTCACACTATTTCATCGATCAATATATAACAGAAATTAAAAGCATATTATTATCTGCTGCAAAAGAACAATTTAGCTCACAAGAGTTCGGTGTAATATATTCTGCAATTGGTTAAATATGAATTGTTACGTTTTTAATACATTTAATAGATAAAAAGTTATATTATGGCAGATCAAAATATATCATTGTGTCAATATACCCCATGGGTAGAATATGAAAGAGAAAATTTACCATTCCAATCAGAACTAACGGATTTTAATGGTAATTGGAGATATACATTACCTATCAAGTATTTGGTTTCTAAGCAGAAATTGGTAAGATCCACATTAGCAGATACTACACCGATTACTATTGATAAAAAATTATATGCAAAAGATGGGGCGTTGATTTCTGTTAACTTACCGTATTTGTATGATAACGCTACTATAAATGATTTGAGTATCACAGATGCTATAAACGGTAAGTTAGAAAATGGTAATCATTATATAATATTGTCTGATGGTTCTATCTGGTTTGACGGTGGATTTCCATACTCAGATTTGGTTACTACTTTAAATTGGACTGATACTCAAACAGGTGGTCGTTTTGTATCTACGTTCAAAACAGTTGCTATTCTAGCTAGAGATTTCAAGTTTAGAAAGAAAGATACTAATGGGGTTCACATTGTAGAAGATGATACTTCTATATTAAAAGAAGATGGTACACGCTGGCAATGGTCATTGAATACAATAGCACCGATTTATAATCAAAAGCCAAATGACTTACGGGCAAATAATCCACTTGGTTTGTGGACTAATGAGGGTGTAATATACACAATAATAAGAAATGGTGTAACAACTACTGATGATACTTGGAAAATTTACATTGAAGTTCAACCAGACAATGCTTATTATCCCGTTGGTAGTGGTTTTCCAAAATTCAGATTTGCGGATTCAAATAATAATTTAATAACACAAGATGATGTGTTGGCATTAATCCCTAATCTATTCAATAAAGATAAAATACTCTCTTCTTTTCTTACAACAAACGCATACAATATATCTTTAGATTTATTGGATAGTATAAAAAAAGCAAATAATTTAAAAGATATATCCTACACGTTAAATAAAATACGTGATTATGTAAAATTACCAGATGACGATGATGTGCAAATATTTTCTCCAACTAGAATGTTGGTTAATATTCAACGAAGAGTACCTATTCCATATAGAACTTGTTATGATGGACTTGAAGCAACGTATACAACTACAGAAACCTATAAGGTATATTACAAAAAAGTATGTATAGGTGACGCTTCAATTAGAAATCCAAATTTCGTTGGATCACCTACAGTAAATGAGACATTATTACCTGGCATAACAGCGGATATGCAAGAAGATGGTGTAAATTATACAACGTTCTATTCTTCTAGTATTGAAACCGTACTAAAAACAATCATAGAATATGATGATCAAAAACTCAACAGAGATTTACAAGGTTGTTCTTGTATAGATATTAAATATCTTCAACCAGCAGTTGCTAAAGAATTTGCTGAGTGTGGTTGTAGATTAGTAGCGTATGAAGAAACGTATCGTATTTGTCCAGACCAAGTAAAAGCAGAAGTCTTTAGTCAATATAAGAAAGGAAGACAAACGCCACTTGAATTACACGAACTATTGCCCGTTCCAACTCAACTGAATGGCAATACCGTAAATCTTACAAACTCAGATTTACTAAAGCCGTTATCTTCTTTTCTTGTTAGTTCGTATCCATGTAAATTTCCACCATCCTTGCACAAAACTGTTGTAAGATTTGATGCGAATGATATAATAAAAAATACTTTATTACGAACTGTTAATGGACTTTTTAATGGTGTTGACGAATTAAATTGCTATATTACCGGCTCAACAAGCAGTAGTTCATATTTTTATGATATAGAAGATTGTGATTCTTGTACACAGACACCTTATTTTTCAGTTGTTTACGGTAATAAAAATGGTTCTGGTTCGTTACATGATGAATTTTCACCAAAGAATACAGCAACACGATCAACCTATTCACAGTATAGATTACTATGTACCGAAGATTATAGCCAAGATTTTACTTATTATAATAACACTACTTCTTCTGTTTCAAATGATATTTATTTAATAAATTTCCGCAATAAGTGGTTCGGTGATAAATTGGATGTTGGTAATTTTCAAATAAATTTAGCTGAGTTATCTGGTAGTTTCTTTGCGAATAATTACCATACTGGCAGTAATGTAAAAGTGAACAATCAGGGTAAAATATTACAGTTAATTGATAATTCATTAGATAATACTGACCAAGTTTCCTTAGATTCTCCAAATGTATTTTCATATGATATAGTAAGTGGTAGTTTAGGTAACGGTATATATAACAATGGCACTGGCAGTATAGATACAAATCCTCAGTTCACAACATACGGAAAAGTATTTCCTCAATTAGGCATTATACAATTAGATGCAAATATGTTAAATTCGTACTTAAACTTTAACACGGTTACTGGTAGTAATATTGAAGGTGATAACGCATTCAAAATACATACCGCAATAAGTGGTGCAGCAGCATTGGGCTATCCTATGAAAGCTAGAAATGTAGTTTATAAAAATACATCACATTATTCTGTTAAAGTTCCAGTTTATGTAAGTAACTTCAGTAATAATCCAACTTTTTCCAAGCCAAAAGTTGTAACTCTTAAAACTGGTGGTACTACATTCATCGAAGGTGTAAATTTTGAAAATATAAAAGTTTTAAAATATCCATGTTTTATACAAGATCCAGTTGTGTATATAACAACTATTGGTTTGTATGATGATATAGGAAACTTACTCGCCATTGCAAAATTGAGTAGACCTGTAAAGAAAACTTTACACAATGAAGTAAACGTGCATATAAGACTTAGTATATAAAATTATTATTAATATAGGACTTTAGAGATGACTAATTCTGAATTATTCAAGCTGGGTAAAATTGTAGAATTGTACAACTACGTTGATCCAAATGATTTAGATGGTGATTATATCGGACACCTTATTGTATATGACACCAAGGTATATGAAGTTATAACCGATGAAAAACAAGTGCCATTGTACCCAAATGGCTCTCCAACCTTAATGAGTGAAAGTTTAGAAGATATGTATACTGCGTTTCGGCAGTTACAAGAAAGACCAGTTGATGTGAAGATACACGATTATGAAGAATAATTAAAATTAATTATCTCAAAATAATTCCGTATATTTGTATAAATAATTCATTTTCATTTAAGGACGGATATGATTACCATTAAACATTACACAGCCTCTTGGTGTATGCCATGTAAACAACTTAAACCCATTATGAGTGAAATCTTACTTAAACGTCCAAATGTCAATTATAAACTTATTGATGTGGACAATAATCCAGATGAAGCATCGATGCATGGTGTTCGTGGAGTTCCTACTGTAATATTTATGAAAAACGGTGTTGAAGTAAACAGAATTACTGGTTTAGTTTCTAAAAGAAATTACGAAATTGCAATTGAAAATTTATAATGGTGATATATGACAGTTATAGAAGCGGTATCTCCCGGTGACGCTTGGGTAAAAGTTTCTAAGCATTTGTTAGAAAAAGGGGAAAAAGTCGGTGAATTAATTGAAGAATTAAATGTAATGATGGAAATTACTCAATTTGAAAGTGATGATTGGTTTGATTCACACTTCAGAGAAATAATGGGTGATGATAGAATTGATTTTGCTTCTTCGGTTACTTTCGTAGAACCTAAACCTAAAAAACCAATTAACGATTTCTTTCAAGTAGAAGAAGGATTGGAATACCAGTTCATTAAAGATCATTGGCATCAGTCCTATTGGGGAAGAATGATTAGTTGGCAAGGTACGTTTAATCAAGTTGAAAACGTTATTAAGATTTTGAAACAAGGTAAAGCAGTTAAACGTTGTGAGTTAATTATATTTGACCCATCACGTGATTCACGCAATCCGTATTCTCAACCTTGTATGTTAATGATTGACTTGAAGCCACGGAATGGTAAGTTGTATTTAACTTCTGTTCTACGTTCCAATAGAGTTTCTAAGAGTGGTTACGCTGATTATTCTGCTTTAGTTAGTATGGGTAAGTTTTTAGCAAAAGAAAGTGATTTAGAATTAGGAAAGGTTAGTGTATTAGCGTGTTCCTGCCACATCGGTAAGATGAACAATGAACTTAAAAAAACTAAAGAATTATTAACCATACTCAATAAATAATATGTGCGGTATAATAGCAACCGTCGGTTATACTAAAACTGATGTTGATAATATGTTGGAAACCATCGCTCACCGTGGTAAAGATAACCGTGGTATAAAAGAATTTTCTTGGGGCGATAGAAAAGTTATACTTGGACATAATCGCCTTGCCATTAACGATACTTCTGCCGCAGGCAATCAACCGATGGAATGGAAAGGTATTCACTTAGTAGTTAATGGCGAAATATGGAATTATCCTGAACTAAGAAAAGAATACGAAGAAAGGGGATATAAGTTTAAATCAAATTCAGATTCAGAACTTATACTGTTTGTGTACAAAGAACAAGAATTGAAAAGACTTAACGGTATGTTTTCTTTTGTTATTTGGGATAACGGAAAGCTAATTCTTTCACGTGATTGGGTTGGTAAGTTACCACTCTATATTTTTAACAATAACACTTACATTATTGCAAGTGAAATAAAATCTATTGTTAAACAATTACCGAACGCTGACATTAAGTTTGTACCGAAAAATTCTTTGATTGAAATTGATCTGAGTACCGATAAAATAATAGTTCATAAAGATTACTATTTTAACTTTTCAAACGAAACAACTTCACCCGAAACACATGAAGAATGCAGTACAACAACGTACAATCTACTGGAGAACGCGGTAAGTAAAAGATTGTTATCTGATGTACCTATTGCAACTTCGTTGTCTGGTGGGATTGATTCCGCTGTTATAACGTATTTATTATCTACTAAAATACCAAACTTAAAAGCGTATACAATTGCTTTTGATGAAGATTCACCTGACTTGAAATACGCAAGAATAGTTGCAAAACATTTAGGTGTTCAATTGGTTGAAGTTTTAGTTCCAAGAAACGTGGAACTCTTGAAGCAAAGATTTTTAGAATCAATACGAGTTATTGAATATCCATCTACAGTTCAAATGCAAGTTGGTATTCTACAATCGTTTATAGCGGAACAGATGGCAAAGGATGGAATAAAAGTTGCGTTTAGTGGTGAAGGATCTGATGAAGCGTATGGTTCTTATGGAATGATACGGATGTTTAGTAAGAAGCCAGACTGGTCGGATATTAGAAAGAAATTATTTGAAAAGCAATACTATGGTAATTTATTACGCGGTAATACTGTTTTCATGTATTATGGAACAATAGAATTACGTTGCCCGTTTTTCGATATTGATTTTTTAGATTACACTACTAACTTAACGAACGAATTTTTATCTGATAAATCTCAATGGAAACTTCCACTCGCAGATGCATTCAGACCGTACTTGCCTAAAGAAGTTATTGAACAAGAGAAACGTGCTTTTCAAAAAGGTACAAACTTCAAAGGATATATTGAAGATATAATTCTAAATGATAAAGAAATAAACTTTCGTAATAGAAAAAAGATGCTTCATGTAATTGGTGATAACTTTGAAAAGATTCATGGATTCTCACATAAGAAAATGAAGGGCGAACTTATTGGTAATAATAGTGGAATATTCAAATGGATTTAATACAAACACCGATTGAAGAATACGAACTCAAAGGAAAGAAAGTTTGGGTTAAGCGTGATGATTTAGTTGGTGATGGAATAAATTATCCAAGGTGGGCAAAGATAGAAGGAATTAAACAAATTCTAAGAAGTCCTGCTGTTGATAAAAGCAAACCACTAACACACCTTTCAGTATACGGAAGTTGGACAGGTTGGGTTCTATCTGGACTTTGTAAAGAAGAAGGCATAGAATTTATTTCTTCTTATCCGGAAACAAAGAAGTTTCCTCCAAACTTAATTGAAAAAGTATTGGGTAACGGTGGAAAATTAAATCCACTTAAACCAAACATAATGGCGATACTAAACAATCGTGTAAAGAAACAAGCAGCAGAGAATGGATGGCAAATGTTACCATACGCATTCAATCATCCAATGTATATTGCATACATGGGTAGTAGAATGAAAGAAGTATTGGCGGATAATGACTTTGACCACTTAGTTGTTTCTATGGGTAGTGGTGTAACGTGTTCTGGACTTATAAATTCATTCTTACATTATACAGATTGGCGAGATGTTGTTAGTAACAGAAGGCAAGTTCATGGTATTACAATGTCATCGATAAAATCAACAAGAAAAATATTAGAACAAAATGGAGCAGGTGGTAATAATAATATTCACATTTATAAATCGCCATTTGCTTTTGACGATATGATGTTGGATTATTCAGTACCGTTTGATTGTAATGAGTTTTGGGATAAAAAAATGTGGTTCTGGTTAGAAGAAAACATTGGGAAATTAGACGGAAAAGTATTATTTTGGAATATTGGCGGTTCATATTTACAATCGATTTAATATAAATAAAGGAGTTATGAAAATGGTACAGACGTGGCAAAGAAGATGGGATGAGAGTTTGGCTGAGGAATCATTTAAGAACAGATTAAATTTACCTATTACGTATGTAAAGTTAAGTCCAGACGCAGTTAAACCAGAATACTCACAAGACGGTGATGCTGGTATGGATTTAACAGCGACTTCATTTAGAGTTACAGATACTTTTATGGAATTTGGAACTGGTATTGCGGTACAGATTCCAGCGAATCATGTTGGACTTTTATTTCCAAGAAGTTCAATCACAAAAGCAGCAGCCGGAGTTTCATTGAAAAATTCAGTTGGAGTTATAGATTCAAATTATCGTGGTGAAATCCTTGTGAGATTTGAATTGCCTTATTCAGGAGCGGTAGAAGGAACTATTCCAGTTGTTGGCGATAGAGTTGCACAATTGGTTATTATTCCGTATCCAAGAGTAAAATTCGTAGAAGTAGAGAAACTATCCGATACAAACCGTGGCCAAGGTGGGTTTGGTTCAACGGATAAACAATAAATTATATATTTATAGTAAACAAATTCGTTTACTCATAGAGAAGCATTATGTCAAAACTAAGTAACATATTAAAAGAAAGTGGTTTATCGAGATTGGTTTACCACATGGAAATGCACGATTGCGGTACAATTACAGCCTTCCGCTCTAAAGAAGGGTGTGGTTTACCTGAAGATTTACCCTACGCATTACAGGATAACAAAAAAAGAAATGCGCAATTAAAAGCAAAACTTGAAATGATGGGGTATGGAACAACAGCAGTTAAAGGTGCTTACATTGAAAACTACGGAACACCTGAAGCAATTGAAGTACGTGAAGATGTTTTCTTTGTTGTTGATTTACAAGATAAAGGAAAACTTGAAGCAGATTTAAGAAGATTGGGTGAAGAGTATATGCAAGATTCTATTTTGCTTATACCAAGGGGTGGTGATGGTTCTATTCTAATCGGTACAAACCAGTGTTCAGATTATCCAGGATATGGAAGAACAATGCAATTCAATGATAGACAAATGGGCAAAGGTGGGCAATTCATGACAAAAGTAAAAGGCAGACCTTTTATATTTGAATCTGACTTGCTTGAACAAATTGGAAACCATAACTATTATAGTGTTGCAAACAACATGGGTAAGTGGGCAATGAAAACTATTGCAAATAAAAATTGGAAAGATATAGAAATTTAATTTTAATATTAAAGGTATTACTATGAGTCGTTCATATAGAAAAACTTCCATAATTGGAAATGCTGGTTCTTCTGAAAAAATGGATAAAATTATAGCACATCGTAAGAGTAGAAAATATATCAAAGACCATATTACAGCAACACATGGTAATTTAGAATTGTTAGAAGAAATAATGATGCCAAAAGACGATGAAATTTCTAATCCTTGGAATTCATCGAAAGATGGAAAAACTTATTGGGATATAACTGAAAATGAAAATGATGAAGATTGGCTAAAAAAATTAAAGAAAAAAATCATGAGGAAGTAATTGTTATGGAAGTTTTATTAGTAGAACCGAAAACAAATAAGTTTACTGCTTATTTGTATGATGGCACAACTGAAGCAGCAAATGAAGCATGCTTAAAGTGGCCATGTGTTATGACTGCAAGTAACAGTTATAAGGATAAATGGGTTTTGAAGTTTGAAGCATCGAGAGAAGAGTGCTTACCTGGTCAATATATTGTTAACGAAAGTAGAGGGTATTCCATTTATTCAGAAAAGCAATTCTTGGAAAAGTACGAAGTGGTTTATGATAACCGAAATAAAGTTGGTAACTTTTTAGCAGACGATTAATTTAGGAATGTTATGTATTTAGATTACTTTGACAAGTTCAAAGGAATGAGTCCTTACCTTGCGATTGATGAAATAGAATGGAAGTATATTCAAGAAACATTTGATAAAGAATATGTCAAAGACCGTCTCGCTGAAATAGCGATGACATACCCATTGCCTTATGCTGATATTACAATTGAAGATACAACTTCTGAGTTTCAAAAGTTGAAGGCGATTAAGTGGAAAGAAATGCTGAAAGAAGGTAAGTGGAAAGCTAGACACAGTTATAATTTAGATTTTGAATGGAACGGAAAACCGTTATACTTTTCAAGAAGTAATGTAGGTAACTCTGCATCAAATTATTTTCAACAAATAAACCGTTGGAAAGTTGATGCTGCATACTCACCTGGTCCAGTAAGAAGTTGGATTTCTCTTCGTTCTATGATTTCTTTATCGAAAGCGTTCTATACATTGAAATTTAAAAAGATTGATAAAGCAGCGGTTCGTTCTTCACTAAGTCTTAGAAAATATGTTTGTTCTCAATTCAAACCAAATGTTGCAAAAGCATTATACGATATGTATGGTGCTAAAACAATATTGGATTTCTCAGCAGGTTGGGGTGATAGATTATGTGGTTTCTATGCATCGGATAAAGCAGAAACATATATTGGAATAGATCCAGCACCAAATAATCATGAAGTTTATAAACAACAATCTGAATTTTATTCTAAACAATTAGGTTGGTTTGATACGAAAAAATCAGTACATTTATACGAAGCACCCGCAGAAGATTGGGATAATTCAGAGTGGATAGGTAAAGTTGATTTAATATTTACATCGCCTCCTTACTTTGATACAGAACGATATTCAAACGATGATAAACAAAGTTGGGTTCGGTACAAGAATATAGATTCTTGGAACAAAAACTTTTTACATAAGGCGTTGGATAATGTATGGGCTACTCTTAAATCCGGTGGTACAATGATTGTAAATATTGCAGACATTTATAATAGACCAGCAAAGTCGTATTTGAAAATATGTGAACCTATGGTAGAATACATGAAAGAAAAATCTGATTGTATATATGAAGGAACGATGGGTATGGAAATGGCAGTACGGCCGAACGATACTGGCATAGATTGTGATGATAAAGCAAAATTTGCAGAACCAATGTGGGTATTCAAAAAGGCATAAAATGTATCAAAATATATTTGTTAAAACAAATACAAAAGAAGCGTGGGTATGGGATGATACTAAAGGACTTTTGTATTTTAACTATACTCCATATGCCTACCGTAGAGATTCAAACGGTAAGTTTGTTTCATTGTATGGCGATAAATTATCTAAGATAACTGAATTCACAAAGAATGATCCAGACTTATTTGAATCTGATGTTGCTGAAACTACGCGCATTCTTGTTGATATGTACCATGAATCCGATATTCCATCGAAAGGAATTGTTACAATGGCATTCGATATTGAGGTTGAAATGATTACAGGTACACCAGATGCAACTGAGGGTAACAATGAAATAACTTCTATCGCTTACCATGATTCAGCAACTAACCATTACACTATGTTAGTGTTGGATAAACAGAAGCGATTGAGAAATAGAACTACGGATAATAAAACAATAGTTTCTTGTCCAGATGAAAAAACACTTCTACTTAAATTCTTAGCAGGGATAGAAGAAATTCAACCGCACATTATGACTGGTTGGAATTGTGATGCATTCGATATTCCATATTTGCATAATAGAATAAAGAGAGTTCTTGGTAAGAAGCAAGCGCATCGTATGTCACCTATAAATGAAATGTATTTTTCGCCTTATAGAAACCGATGGAGTATTGCTGGTATTTCTGTATTAGATTACATGACTGTTTATAAAAAGTTCTCTTATAAAGAACTACCATCGTATGCACTTAATGCGGTTTGTATGACTGAGTTAGGACGTGGTAAGGTTGAGTATGAAGGTAACTTAGATGATTTGATGGAAAACGATATTGAAACTTTTATAGAATATAATATAACTGACGTTGAACTTGTTCTTGAATTAGACAAGAAGTTGCAGTATATAGACTTAGTGCGTGGTATTTGTCACGTTGGTCATGTTCCATACGAGGATTTTGTTTACTCTTCAAAGTATCTTGAGGGTGCGTTGTTATCGTATCTGAAAAATGTTGGAAGTGTTGTAGCACCGAATAAGCCAGCGGATAGACAAGAGAAGATGGCAGAGTTACGAGAGAGTGGTCAACAAGGTTTTATTGGTGCTTTTGTTAAAGACCCAATTCCCGGCCGCTACGAATGGATGTATGACTTAGATTTAACTTCTCTGTATCCATCCATTATTATGACTTTGAATATTTCTCCAGAAACAAAGATTGCTAAAATCGATAACTGGTCTGCTGAAGATTTTATTCGTGGTAACATTGAAGAATATTCCGTTGCTGGTGAAATGGTTTCAAAAGAAAAGTTAAAAGCGTTTTTGGATAAATACAAATATACCGTTGCTTCCAATGGGGTGATGTATAGTTCCGATAAGGTTGGATTGATTCCTGCAATTCTAAGTGATTGGTTTGACAAGCGGGTTCAGTATAAAGATGAAATGAAAAAATGGGGTAAAGAAGGTGATACAGCGAAGTATGAATTCTATAAGAAAAGACAACTTGTTCAAAAGATTCTACTCAACTCACTCTATGGTGTGCTTGGTTTGCCTGCATTTCGCTTCTATGATATTGATAATGCGGAAGCAGTTACACTTTCTGGTCAGACTGTAATTAAGAAAACTGAAGCAGCGATTAACATGAAGTATAATAAAGAACTGATAACAGATAATATTGATTACGTACAATATGTTGATACCGATTCTGTGTTTGTTTCTTGTTTACCGTTGGTAAAGAATAGATTTCCTGATATTGATACTAACGATATTGAGTTGATGACTCCAAAGATTTATGAGATTGCAACCGAAGTTCAAGATTATGTAAATGAGTTCTACAATATATTTGCAAAGAAAGTATTCAACACGGATAAACATCGCTTAGAAATTAAACAAGAGATGATTGGACGTACAGGTTTCTGGCAAAAGAAAAAGCGATATGCATTATGGATTATTTCTGACAACGGTGTTCCGATGGACAAGTTAGAAGTTAAGGGATTGGATATTGTTCGCTCTTCATTTCCAAAATCATTTCAGAAGTTTATGAAGGCGGTACTAATTGATATTCTGAAAGGTAGAGATAAAGTAGAATTAGATGAAGATATTATAAAATTCAAACGAGATTTAGGTACAGTTCTGTATGGTGAGTTGGCAAAGAACTCTTCTATAAAAGATATTAAGAAATATCAAGAACGTTTAACAGTTGATGTTTTGGGTAAGTTTGGAAAAGGAACGCCTGCACATATTAAAGCAGCGATGAATTATAATAACCTATTAAAGTTATTTAATTGTCCACCGAAGTTTCCAGCAATTAAAAACGGTGATAAAGTTAAGTGGGTATATTTAAAAAATAACTCATACGGTTTAGAACTATTAGCATTCAGAGGAGATTCAGATCCAGTAGAAATTATAGAATTTATTAAAAATTACTTTGATGCAAACGAATTATTTGTATCGGAGTTGGATGGTAAACTAAGAGGTTTCTATGAATCAATGAAGTGGGAGTTCCCAACGGAAAGTAAAAAGGTTGCACAAAAGTTTTTTACTTTCTAAATAATTCAGTATATTTGTGGAAATTATTATTATAAAAGGATTCGTGTTATGGAAAAATCAAAGTTATTAAACTTCATTAGTAAATATCACTTGGGTAAATTAGTTCAATCTGTTGCTTGGAATGCAAACGGTGGATTAGCAACTCGTTTTATTTCTGATGACAAATGTGTAGTAGGGGAAGTTAAGTTAAAAAGTTTCAGCGGTCAAGTAGCAAAGTTTGGTGTGTATGATACAAACTTACTTACAAGTCTTCTTGGTGTTCTTGGTAACACTATTGAATTTAAAATTAATGGTGCAGACGATAAAGCATTCGCTTTAACGTTAAGCGATAAATCCACAACTGTTAATTATATGTTAGCCGATTTGGCAGTTATTCCACCGGCACCAGAGTTGAAAGAACTTCCACCATTTGAATTAGAAATGTCAATTACAAAAGATTTTATTGATAAATTTATCAAAGCTAAATCTGCTTTATCTGATATTGAGAAGTTTACTATTCTTAAAAACGGTAAGACTAATAAATGGCAAATTGTAATTGGTTATGCTAACATAAACTCCAATAGAATTTCAATTGATATTGATTGTATTTGTGAACAAGATTTTGAACCAATTTCTTTTTCAGCAAAGTATTTCAAAGAAATTCTATCAGCAAATAAAGATTTGAACGGTGGTTCAATGAAAGTTTCCTCGCAAGGTTTAGCAAAAGTTGAATTTGATATTGACGATTTTGAATCAAGATATTTCTTAGTAAAATTGGAAAACAATTAATGAAAAAGTATTTCTATGAAAAAAGTGATATTCTGTCCTGGCCATCAAACATAACGTATGGTGAACTGGTTACATTTGACGATAACAGGTTTTATGAATGGGCAGAAGATTTACGAATGAGGATTCTAACTGATTGGGATAACAATGGGAAACCACCAGTCGTTGGTAGAACTGAGGAAGAGATTAATCAATCATTCTCGAAACTCCGTCAGTTCAACGCTTCATCTATTTTTCATAGTGTGGAAGACGGCAATGACTCTGATATGATTGGAGTCATTGCTAATTTCACAAAAATTGGTTCTGCTGCAAATCAATTCTTTCCAACAATGCTAAAAACTAAAATTGCATCTGGCATGGGAAGTGATTCTGGTAAATCGATTTACGATTATTTTACAGACTCTATGAAAGAAACATTTCATCATATTATGAAGAGAAGTGTTTACAACGATTCTATGTATTTGTACAGCAAGTCTTTATCTTCAAATCAAGTAAAGAATCCTTACTTCAAAGAAGGTGAAACTCTTCGTGATTTCTTCATGGCGTATAAAAATGGTGATGGAAGATTCGATGGACAAGGTGTTCGTATTTCTAAAATATCATGCACTCTACAAACTCAAAGTAAAAAATACAAAAAGTATTTAACTATAAAGGTAGATGAGATTAGACAGTTCTTAGCAGAAGGTTTGATTGATGACTTCATGTTATTTACTTTGGGTAGTCCAGCGGATTTAACTGATACATTTAATATACAAAAAGAAGGTTCTGAACCGAGGGCAAATGTTTATATTGTTCGTGTTTACGAAAAGAATATAAAACTATTTCCAAGTGCAATACAAGTATTTCGTATGTCATTTTGTCAACCGGCTGTAAACTTTCCACCTATGACCGCAAAGTTTCTTTATGAACACTTTACAAAACATATACCTGCAAGTGAAACAGTAACGGTATATGATCCAAGTTCTGGTTGGGGTGGAAGGATACTCGGTGCTATGTCTGTTGGTCGCCCAATGCATTATGTTGGAACAGACCCAAATACAGATAACTTTATTGATGAATTAGAAATAAGTCGTTATGAATACCTTGCAGACTTTTTTCTAAAATCAATAGGCGAGCGAGGCACAAATGTATCTTCAAACTTCTTTGTTACAAATGAAAATCATACATACGAACTTTTTCAAGATGGTTCAGAAACAATTCAATTCAATCCTAAATTTCAAAAGTATAAAGGTAAGTTAGATTTTGTTTTTACTTCACCACCATACTTTAACAGAGAAATGTATTCCGATGATGTAACTCAATCGTATAAAGCACATAGTGAGTATGCGGATTGGCGTGATAACTTTTTACGCCCAACATTAGAAACTGCGGTTACTTATTTGAAATCAGACCGTTACCTTTGTTGGAATATAGCTGATATTAGAATTTCAACTAACAAAATAGTTCACCTTGAAAAAGATTCAATTGATATATTAGAATCATTGGGAATGGAGTATGTAGGTAAATTTGGAATGGCGATGGGTAGAATGATTGGAAACTCTGACCAAGAAAAATTAGCAGAAAGAACTTCTAATAAAGTTTTTCATAAAGGTCAATGGTGGAAACAAGAACCTATTTTTATATTTCGTAAGCCGTGGGCAAATTTTTATATTTCGTAAGTCGTTGGTAGATAAGGAATAAATTCGTATATTTGTAGAAATTAATTATTAAAAATATAGGTTATGTATGTTTAACACATCTCATACAATTTGGAACGAAAAGTATCGTCCCGAAACACTTGAAACTTACGTTGGGAATCCAACAGTTAAAGAAACGTTTGAACAATATATTAAAACAAATGATGTACCACACTTACTGTTGTATGGCGATGCCGGTAGTGGTAAAACAACACTCGCTAAGATTGTTGCGAACTCTATCGCAAAAGATAATTATATTTACATCAATGCGTCAGACGAAAACTCCGTAGATACTGTTCGTGATAAAATCAAACAGTTTGCTTCTTCAATTGGATTTGGTGGATTAAAACTTATTATTCTCGATGAAAGTGATTATCTTACACCCAATGCTCAAGCAGCACTTCGTAATGTAATTGAAACATTCAGTAAAACTACTCGTTTCATTTTAACGTGTAACTATGTTGAAAAGATTATTGACCCGATTCAATCTCGTTGTCAAATCTTTAACATAGTACCACCATCAAAGAAAGAAGTTGCACAACACATCGTAAGCATTTTGGAGAGCGAAAAAGTTACATATAACAAAGAACATCTTGTTAGTATTATCAATTCAAACTATCCTGATATTCGTAGAGTTATTAATACAACTCAACGATGCGTAATCGATGGTAAACTGAAATTAGATGAATCAACATTAGTGGAAACTAATTACTTTTCAACTATTGTTGATTTACTGAAATCAAATAAAAACAAAAAAGAGAAGTTTGAAGGTATTCGTCAGATACTTGCAGACAATCATGCGAGAGATTTTAATCAACTGTTTCGTTATCTCTATGATAATGTAGACAGTTACGCAAGCGGTTTTGTATCAACTATTATTTTAATCATTGCAGAAACACAATATAAAGATAGTTTTGTGGTTGACCACGAAATAAATGCAATGGCAATGTTTATTCAAATTATTATGGAAATTGAACAAAGGAGGAAAGGATGAGTGTATTTGATATTAATGCAGGTGGGCAACCATCGGGACAAGAAGGACAAAGAATTAATGTTGACTTAAATCAAGCAAGTGATATTGTTTGTTCTAATTGTGGCGGGAAGTTTTTTCATGCAGTAACATTCTTTAAAAAGATTTCTGCATTACTTTCACCAACTGGACAAGAAGGAATTATTCCAATTCCAACGTATGCTTGTCTTGAGTGTGGAAATATTAATGAAGAATTTTTACCATCAAAAAGACAACAACTAAACGATTAATAGGATTTTAATAATGTCTGCTAAGAATATATTCGACCATTTAAAAGGTGTTACACTTCGTAAGACAAAGTGGGAAGACTTATCTGAAGAAGATAAGAAGAGTTGGAACAATTATATGATTTCACGTTTCTTCTCTATGGAGCCGGAACTTGTGGAAGTTATAAATGAATTTCAAAAATACTCGAACGGAATATTATCATCAGAAGATTATTATAAACTATTATCGGATACTCTACCAAAGCATTCGTTCTTTCTAAAATATGTTAAAGCTAAGAATAGAGTTAACATAGAACCAGAAATGATTACTTTATTTTGTAACCATTTTCAACTTGGAAAGAGCGAAGTGTTTGAGTATATTCGTTTTCTGAAAACTACTAATCCAACCGAACTTACTACTATACTAAAGAAGTACGGTACTAAAGAAGACGCAATAAAAGATTTTGAAAAGAAATTGAAGACTATAAAATGAGGAATAAAATGTCAATTAAAGAAATAGACTTAGGTAGAAAACAAATTGGTGTTGTTTCTGAAATGGAAGAAAAGTTTCCTACTATGACTAAAGAATTTAAACGTATTCAACAAGAACAGTACGAACTATTCTGTGCAAAACAAAAAAACTATGGTCCAGATAATATATCAATGGGTACAACATTAGAAAGAGAGGAAGACAGAAAACTTTCTTTACAAGGTTTATTCTTTCGTATTAACGATAAAATAAATCGTTACAAACAAATGATTATGTTTGGTTCACAAGATGCAGTTGGTGAATCCTTATATGACACATTCAAAGATATTTCTGTTTATGGAATTATCGCACAACTTGTTCAATCTGGTAAATGGGGGAAATAATGAGTACATATATATGGACTTCAGAATATGTAAGTGAAGGTCATCCTGATAAAATAGCTGACCAAATTTCAGATGCAATTCTTGATTGGTATTTACAAAGAGATCCAGACGCAAAGGTTGCGTGTGAAGTTATGGTAAAGGATAGTGATGTTTATGTTTCTGGTGAAATAAAATCAACGGTTGATAAAGATAAAAGAACTTTAGAATTATCACTAACTAGATTAATTAAAGGACTTATAAAAGACATTGGCTATACAAAAGAAGAATCACCATTCTTCAATTCAGAGTATTGCCGTATTCACTTTAATATATCAACTCAATCATCAGAGATTAACCGAGCGGTTGATAAAGGTGATGTTGTTACAGCAGGAGACCAAGGTATTATGTTTGGTTATGCTACTCGTGAAACTCCAACATATATGCCGATAGCAATTTACTTGGCTAAAAAACTAATTGAAGTTGCAACAGATATTAGAAAAAAAGGTAGTAAATTAGGTCATGTACAGAAACTTCGTCCCGATATGAAGAGTCAAGTGTCTGTTACGTATAAAGATAATAAAGCAGTAGATATTCATTCTGTTGTATTTTCAACTTGTCATTCTGAAATGATTTCACTTGAACAACTTAGAAAGTATTTCCATTCTGATATTTTACCAACGGTATTAGAAAGTATTCCAGAAGAACTTGCGGAACTATTTACAGATAAAACTGTTTACCATATAAATCCAGCAGGTGAATGGAATGTTGGTGGTCCAGTTTCTGATTGTGGACTAACAGGTAGAAAGATTGTAGTTGATCAATACGGTGCTGATTGTGAAATTGGTGGTGGTGCTTTCTCTGGCAAAGACCCAAGTAAAGTTGATAGAAGTGCAGCGTATATGGCTCGTCATATCGCTATAACAACACTTCATGAAAATGAAGAAGCAAATAAAATTAAAGTTCAATTAGCATATGCAATCGGTGAAGAGTTTCCTGTTTCATATCGTATATTTGATCCAACAACTGGCAAAGAATATGGACTTGGTAAATTTACTCACGCTGATTTAACTCCAAGTAGAATCATTGAAAGATTAAAATTAAAAACTCCTATTTATTTACAGACTGCCAAGTATGGTCATTTTGGAAATAAAGATTTAGAATGGGAGAAAATTGGATGAAACTAAAAGACTTGATAATGGAAGCATTTACTCTTAGTGGTAGAGTTATGTTATATCACTTTTCAAAAGAAGATTTAGGAAATGTAGCAGTTCTCGATCCAGCATTATCAAGTCAACGTCCATCTTCTTGGTCACGTAACGATTATAAATTATCGAAAGTACCAAGAGTATTTTACTATACAGACTTAACAAAAGTTGAGCATATGGTTAAAACTAATAATTTATATGCAGCAGAATATGATGGTACTAAAATACTAAACGTATCGCAGGTATTGAAGGAGTATCAAACAAATCCAGATTCACTTGCTATCAAAAATCCAAACGCTTTCAAGATAATGCAATCGTCCGTAAACCAATACGGTGTAATAGATTATGATGCTATGTTTAGAACAGCAGGTCAATTCTTTAGTGGTGTATTCTACGATACTGGTAACTTACCAATTGTCAATTTATTTGTACCATTAAGAGCAAAAAAACAAAATGTCTGATAAAAAAATATCATTTTCACAATATCAAATGTGGAAAGGTTGTTCTCACCGATGGAAACTTGTTTACAAAGATAAGGTTGGTATTTTTACCCCAAACATAGCAATGTTGTTTGGAACGGTAATGCATGAAGTTCTACAAGAATATGTAAAGACTATATATGAAAAATCAATAAACGAGGCTAATGCTTTAGAATTAGATACTATGCTTCAGAATGGTTTGAAGGAACATTATAAAAAAATACTTACCGAAACAAATGGTGTACATTTCTCAAATCAAAATGAACTTGCTGAGTATTGTAATGATGGTATTGAAATTCTAAAATGGTTCAAGGCACATAGAGCAGACTTCTTCTTAAAGAAAGATTATGAGTTAGTTGGAATAGAATTACCTATTAATATAATTCCACTTGAAACTCATTCAACTGTAAGACTTGTTGGATTTTTGGATTTGGTAATAAAGAATACAAAAACAGATGAGATTTATATATACGATTTCAAAACAAGTACTGGTGGATGGGGTAAGTATCAAAAGAATGATAAAGCAAAAGTATCGCAACTTGTTTTGTATAAAACATATTACGCAAAACAATACAATGTTAGTCCAGAAAATATTCACATTGAATATCTTATTCTAAGAAGAAAGATACGGGAAGATGCTGAATATGAAGTAATGAAAAAAAGAGTTCAACGATTTGAACCATCACATGGAAAAGTTTCTCAGAATCAAATTCAAAAAGAAATACACGAATTTATAACCACCAACTTTACAGAAGACGGTGAATTTAAGTTAGATGTTGTTTATACACCAGAAGGTGGTAATGACTATTATAATTGTAAATTTTGTGATTTCAACAAGTCTGAAGAACTATGTCCAAAAGAAAAAAGAAATACCCTACCGTTCTAAAATATTTTCTACTATTTTCTACTGTTTTCTATAATTAGTACATACTTATGTATGTATGGAATTCATATAAACATTGGAGAAAATCGTGGATGAAAAATCTAAATATTCAAGTATTCAACTTCGGCAATCTATAAAAGAAGATTTGTTAAAATATTGTACCGAAAACGGTTACAAATTAAGTGGGTTGGTTGAGAAGTTGATTCAAACACATTTGTCTGGTAGTTTATCTATTTGAAAAATAAATTAAATTTATAAAGGTTTTGTATGGCAAAGAAAAAAATATTATTATTATCTGACGATTTAAGATTAACGTCTGGTATAGCAACCGTTTCTCGTGATATAGTTATAGGAACGGTACAGCATTTTGACTGGATACAAGTGGGTGCTGCAATTAATCATCCAGAAAAAGGTAAAATTTTAGATTTATCAGAGGATGTAAAAAATAGAACTGGTATTAGTGACGCTTCTATTAAAATTTATTGCAATGATGGATATGGTGATCCATTTTTATTAAGAAAATTAATTGATACTGAAAAGCCAGACGCAATTTTACACTTCACAGACCCAAGATTTTGGGGATGGTTGTATAATATGGAACATGAAATAAGAACTAAAATTCCACTAATGTACTTGAATATATGGGATGGTGTGGGATTAGTTGGAAATTCACCAACAGATCCAATGTGGAATAAAGAAGCGTATGCTAGTTGTGATTTATTATTGGCAATTTCAAAACAAACGTATGGTATAAATAATAGGGTACTCAAAAGATTTGGAGAAGAAGTTTCAAAGCGTAGAATAACCTATGTGCCACATGGAATTGATACTGATATGTTTCATCCGATTAGAGAAGAGTATACAGCAACTCATAACCAATGGAAAGAATTACAAGAAGAAAGTAAAAAACTTCGTGGTGATAAACCGAATAAGTTTATTGTTATGTGGAATAATAGAAATATTCATCGTAAGCATCCGGGTGATGTTATTCTTGCATATAAACACTTTTGTCAACTTGTGGATAAAAACGGTGGTAACGCAGTAGATGACTGTATGTTATTCATGCATACTCAACCAATTGACCCCAATGGTACAGACTTAGTTGCATTAGTAGGTGAACTCTGTAATGAATATTCTGTATTATTTGATGAGAACGTAGTTCCGAGTGAAAAGCTGAACATATTATACAATTGTGCAGATGTTGTTATGAATATGGCTTCAAATGAAGGATTTGGGTTAGGAACAGCAGAAGCACTTGCAGCAGGAACACCTATTGTGGTAAACGTTACGGGTGGTTTACAAGACCAATGTGGATTTATCAATCCAACTACAAATAAGTATTTTACAGAAGAAGACTATTTGGAAGTACACACACTTCATAGAAAAGATGAGTGGGGACATTTAGAACACGGTGAGTGGGTTAAGCCAGTTTGGCCATCAAACATTTCATTACAAGGTTCTGTTGCAACTCCTTATATTTTTGATGATAGAGCAGATTTCAGAGAAATAGGACATGCTTTATATGAATGGTATAAAACCCCAAAGGAAGAAAGAAAACTCGCAGGATTAAAAGGAAGAGAATTTATTATGAATGTAGAAGTTGGAATGTCAAAGACTAATATGTGTGATCGTATATACGAATCTATTAATAATAGTCTAAATAATTTTGAATCAAGAAATCGTTTTGAATTACATAAGGCGTGAGGAATATATGAGTTTTAAACCAGAATTAGTATTTTGTGGACCAGTTTCAACAATGAGTGGGTATGGTGCTCATGCACGAGATATGCTACTCTCTTTAATGAAGATGGATAAGTTTAATATACGTGTTATTTCTATTAATTGGGGTGACACACCGATGAACGCTTTAGATACCGATAATCCAGAACATAGACAAATAAAAGATTTAATAATTCCAGGATTACAATCTCAACCAGACGTTTGGGTACAATGTACTATACCAAACGAATTTCAAGCAGTTGGTAAATATAACATAGGTATTACAGCTGGAATTGAAACCGATATATGCTCTGGAGAATGGATTGAGGGGTGTAATAGAATGAATTTAGTTATAGTTCCGTCTAAGCATGCAAAACACGTATTTCAAAATACCAAGTATGAAAAAAGAGATAAAGAATCGAATCAGGTTATTGGTACAGTAGAAGTTAATGTTCCAATAGAAGTTTTACATGAAGGTGTTAGAACAGATATTTATAATAAAAATAATTCAATGGAAACAATAGTTGAGACTACATTAAATTCTATAAAAGAAGATTTTTGTTTTCTATTCGTTGGACATTGGATGAAAGGAGACTTTGGTCAAGATAGAAAAGATATATCTGGTTTGATATATACATTCTTGGAAACATTTGGAGACACTCCAAATCCACCTGCACTTTTACTCAAAGCGTCTGCTGGTACATTCTCTTTATTGGATAGGAGTAAAATACTTGAAAAAATATCTTTGATAAAACGTATGTCTAAAAAGAAGTTATTGCCAAGTATATATGTACTCCACGGTGAGTTAACAGACGCTGAAATGAATTCTTTGTACAATCACAAAAAAGTTAAAGCATTTGTTTCATTTACTAAAGGTGAGGGATATGGAAGACCTATTGCAGAATTCATTACTAGTGGTAAACCAGTAATTGTTTCTGGTTGGAGTGGACAAACTGATTTTGTGAATGAGGCGTTTCACATACAGTTAAAGGGCAATCTAACAGAAGTTCACAAGAGTGCTGTTTGGGAAGGTGTTTTGAATGCAGGTTCACATTGGTTCACGGTTGATTATGTTGCTGCTGCAAAAGTATTGGATAAGGTATATAACAATTATAGTAAATACTTAAACAGTTCAAAAAAATCAATAAGGGAAATAGAATCTCGTTGGTCTTATGATTCAATGCACAAAAAGTTTCAAACATTACTCGATGAAAAATTACCAAAATTTGCACAGAAAATGCAACTGAATCTGCCTCAATTAAAGAAACTACCAACTCTAAGAAAAATCTCTAATGATGGAGAATAACTATGATTTCGTACACCATTACTGTTTGCAATGAAGACAAAGAATTAGATAATTTATTGGGGTTCTTGAAAGATAGAATAAGTAAATACGATGAAATAGTTATTCAAATGGATACTATGTCTGTAACTAGTTCTGTTAGAACGGTGATAGATTTTTACAGAAACCAGATAGATAATTTTGTTGTTATCGAATATCCATTAAATAAAGATTTTGCACAATTTAAAAATAACTTAAAAAAACATTGCACTAAAGAATGGATTTTTAATATTGATGCTGACGAAATACCAACTACGAGTTTATTACTTAACATATACGATATTTTAAAAGAAAATAAAGAACTTGATATGTTTTTAGTTCCACGGTGGAATACTGTTCACGGAATATCAGAAGAGCATATAAAGCGATGGGGTTGGAATTATGATAAAGAAGGTAGAGTGAATTGGCCAGATTTACAAACAAGAATTTATAGAAACAAAGAATCCATTGTTTGGAAAAACAAAGTACATGAGAGGTTAACTGGATATACTACTTACTCCACACTACCAGAAGAAGTTGAGTATTGTTTGTTACATTCAAAAACAATAGAACGTCAAGAAAAGCAAAATGAATTTTATACAACTATTTAGCATGAATCATGGATAATCTTTTAATCGGTGCAATAAGTGGCAATTATAATGTAAGCGATATTAGTAAGTGGGTTGAAACATCAAACACTATATCAGCTAAAAGAATATTATTGTTATATAATAACAATCCTAATTCAGAGTTAGTACCGTATTTAACGGAAAACAAAGTTGAAGTTATTTTACCAGAACATAATATGTATGGGGAATTTACAATACAGTTTCCAACAAATACAGGAACAATGGATATAAATTCATCTTATGAATTAGTTCATAACTTACGGTTCTTTCATATATGGCAAATATTAAATGAAAGTAAATTCAATAAAGTGTTAATTACGGATGTGAGGGATGTGTATTTCAATAGAGATCCATTCTCAGATATACCACATAATCTGATAATTGCATCAAGTGAAGTGGTTAAATATGAAAATGAGAATTGGAATAAAAGACATTTGTTTGTAAATCTTGGTGGAATTGGTATAGAAACTCTATTGGATAAAGAAGTTTATAATGTTGGTGTATTTGGTGGTTCTGCACATTACGTTAAAAATATATGTAGAGACATTTATTTAATGTCAGTTGGGAAACGATTAGTCGCAGACCAAACATCTTTCAATTATTTAATTCAAACTTCTTACAAAGATGATGTTATGTTTACTGATTTGAATGATAATTTTGCAGTACACCTACACGTTATTGCAAACGGTCTTGTTGAATTTGATTTGAATAATTTAAGTAGTTATGCAATAGTGCATCAATATGATAGATTTTGATAGGTGGTTAGATAAACTCAGTAATTAAACTTAGTTAGATATTTTTTATAAATGTATGGATTTATTATGTTAGAAGTAATAGTTCAAATTAGTAGCAAATGATGGTAAAAAAGCATCATACAAAAAGGTAAATAAAGATGAAATACTCAATAATAATACCGTATCGGAATAGAGAAGAACATTTAGAAATACTATTACCTACACTTCAAGATTTTTTTAAGAATGAATCTTATGAAATCATTGTATCAGAACAAAATAACAATGATAACTTCCAAATATCTTGTGTGCAAAATATAGCATACAATTATGCGAAAGGTGATATAGTAGTTTTTCATCAAGTCGATTATGTGCCATCGGAAGATGTTTCATACGATGTAATGGATTGTCCAGTACTTCCTGCTAAAAGAGGAATATTTTTAGATAAAGATAACTCCACAACCCGTGATTACTTAGACATACCAGGTGGATATAGAAACTGGCATGAAGAAATAGATCCAAGGTTTTATGGTGGAGTGATTTGTATGAAGAGAGAACACTTTGAAGCAATAAATGGGTTCAATCCATTGTATAAAGGTTGGGGTAATGAAGATGAAGATTTACGTGAACGATTTGTGTGGGCAGACATTTCTGTTAAACGAAATGATGTTGGAACTTTCTATTGTCTTTATCATGAGGATAATGGAGATATGAGTAAGAAAAATGAAGATGGGCAAAAGGACTTTTTGGAAGGTAAAAAATACTTTTACGAAAGAGCGTTTGTAGATAGACAAGTTGGTTACAAAAACCTTACAGCAGATGTGGAGGAATTTGAAACTGGTATTAAAAATGTAAGATGGATAAAAAGCACAAACTATAAAGTTAATATATGAAAAAACTAAATCTATATTCG